GTTTTTCATCAGGAATAGTTTTCTCAAGACCAATCATAAATCTATCAATTATATCTACAACAAATCCACCTTTACCAGCACAGGGTTCAAACACTTTTTTTATAGATGTCCAGAATTCTAAAGGTATTTTACCTAACATTTCTTGTCGTAATTGAAATGGAGTAGAAACTTCTGCATTCGCTTTCTTCTCAAGTTCCTGTGGAATTAAATATTTGTCAATTAATTTTGATAATTGTTTAGAATTTTTTATATTTTTCATTAATAATTCTTTGACAGTTCTAATAATCTGATTAGTTTCTTTATCATTTTTCATATATTTTATATATAGATTAATAATTTCTTTTATAAGTTTTAAATCTATTAATTTTTGACACCAACTTTTAATTTGCTCAATTAAAATATTATACAAATATTTATCCTCTTCTATTAATTTATACATTTTTACGAATGATGTTTCATTATAATGAATAGTTAATAAACATATAATTGGAATAATATGTTTTAAAATATCTATATAATTTAAATTTTTATCTTCTTCATTATCATTACTAGTTTCTGATGATATATCTATATCTCCATTATAAACTTTTTTTTTTTCTATACCTTTTTTTATTATTTTTTCTTTATCATCTTCCTCTAATGATTTATTTATTAATTTTGTGGATGTTATATTAATAAATATATTATTAAGCATTTTTTGCTCTTCTTTTGTAAGTAATACTTCCTTTAAATGAAGACGATTTAAAAAATTATTAAGTGCATTTTCAGTATTAGAAGAATATAATTCATATACATTTTCACATAAAGTAGTAATTTTTGAATTATTATTTCCAAAAGAAGACATCCAATGATCACCATTTAAATTAATAAGTCTTTCTTGTAGAATAAATTTTGTACTTTCTTTTGGATGAATATCTGGTTTTATCAATGATGCATAATTAATTACACAAGTTTCAATTACACGATGAATATTTAAATCTACTACAAAACCACATTTTTTATTTTTTCCTTCTGTCATACAACGAAACATCATTTGAAAAATCATATCAAAACCTTTACTATTATTTAGTAATAATACAATATCACAATTATCAATTGATACTCCAAGACTACACTGTTTTCCACTTAATACTAAAACTGCTTTTTTTTTACTAATTTTAGCTCTAATACGAGCATCTTCTATACTTTGTTTAGGGTTATTAGTTGTTTTACTATTTATACTAATTATTTCATAGTCTGGAATAACATTATTATTTTTCAAAAGTTTTATTGTTGCTTTTGAAATTTTATCAATATTATTTTGAGGTAAAAATGCCATAATAATCATAGGTTCATTATGTAAATCTCCTTCTCCAATAAATCGTGAATTTATTGTAGGATCTTTACATATTTTTTCAATTCTTTTTATAAATACAATATCATCTGGATAATTGTCATCAGGAATTCCAAATTTATCTTTCTTTCCAAAAATTTTATACCATAATTTTAAATTTTCTCCTTCATTTTGAAATTCATCTTTTATAAATAATTTATTTTTTTCAGTGTCTTTATCTTTTTCTATTACTTGTTTTAAAATGAAACAAGCATCAGATGACCATCCATAATTATTATTTTGTGTATTACTTATTATTTGATTTACAACATCTTTATCAATTTTATCTGTTAATAACCATAATTCTGGATATTTTGAATATTCAGTAATTATGTTATTTTGAGAATACTTCGAAATAATATCAAGAATACATTCACCATGTTTTTCTACTAACCTAATAATACTGTTTTCATCTGAAATATTTTTACAAAGTTTTATATCCTCAGCATCCCATAAAATCCAACAATCCTTTGATATATTATAATCATTTATAGGTTTAGAATATGTAGCTGTAATTTGAACTGTAAATGCTTGTTTTCCGTAAAATTCTAATGTTTTTTTAGCTAATTCTGTTGTTCCTCCATTATGACTTTCATCAATAAATCTCATACTAAAAGACATTTCCTTTAACCAAGGAATAATTTTTGTCTTTTCTTCATTACATTTATTTTTATATTGCTCTTTATCAATTTTAGTCTGTAAGAATTGTTTAGAACAAATAATTATATTCTTCTTAGTTAAATTAGGTTTTTTATTTTTATCATTTAATACGATAATATTAAAATCTGTTAATTGAATACAATCAAATATCTTCCTTTGTTGCTCTATTGTTTCTTTTGGCGCAGTTGTAATTACTAAATAATTAATTTCATTTTTATCTTTACTATCCTCAATGATACAACCTCCTATAATATAACTCTTTCCACTTCTTTGAATATGACCCCATAAATTTTTTTTTTTATTACAATTTTTCATTCCTAATGTTTTTAAAACACCTAGATTTTGATGCATTTTTAAACATAATGTACTTTTATTTGAATTAATAATATTATTAATTGGTATGTTTCCATAAAACATCTTAAATTGATGATAAGCTTGATTCAAGTCATCCCAATCAATTATAATAGTGTCTTCTCTATCTAATAATGATTTTAATTGATTATTCGTTTTTTCTGTATTTTTTTTCATAGTCTCAAAATCAATTATATTTCTAACACATATACACAAAGACATAGTATATCCATCAACACTATATTGTGTAAAATTAGTTAATATTTTGTCAATATCTAATTTTCCAAGCGACATCTTATTTAAATTCTTTGATGTTGTAACTAATAAATGTTTTTCATTCTTTTTATGAATACCAGTTAAATCTGATGAATCACCTTTATCTTTTAGATTAATAAGATTTTTTTCTTTATTATAAAATACATCTTCTATTGTAATATTCTTTGTTATCGTTTTTTTATTATAATTTCCTTTACAAATATCATATGATTTTAATTTTTCTATTAATCCAAGTCCTGCAAATAATCTTAATAATGATTCTTGTTTATCTTTACCTATCCAAGGTTCTTTTAACCAAGTTATAATATTATCATGTTCATATAATTTAAGAAACTCATATAAGTCCTTAATTGTATTCATATTTTATATAAATATAAATCTATTCTAAATTTCTTAAAATCAATTTTTTTAGAGTAATACAAATTTATTTTTGATAACTTTTATGAAATTTAAAATATTAGCGTTTATATATACACTTATGTTAAGTATTTTAGACTTATTATTATTACTTATTATAATTATAATATACAATATTTATTCTTATGACAAATATGTTATTAAAAAAGATTACAACAAAAAATTTAAATTTAATAATTTAAATTATCATTATTATCCATTTTATTTAAGACCAATCACTATTTTTAATTCTTCATCTAATTGTATATCTATTCTTGATAAATTTAATATTTCATCTAATGACTCTTTTTTAGATATTGGAAGTGGTGATGGTTATATTTTATTATATGTCAATAAAAAATATAATTTTAAATCAATATATGGTGTTGAAATAGATGAGAAAATATATAATCAATCTTTGTATAATATTAATTTAATAAATACGAATAAGATAAAAGTTTATAATAAAGATGCGACAAAATTTAAAATTCCGAATGATGTGAATTACATTTATTTATTTAATCCTTTTGCGAAAGTATTTTATAAAAAAAAAATAGATAATGATGAACTTGAGAAATATAATAATATTGTATCAAATATAAAAAAATCTTATAAAGAAAATCCTAGAAAGATAACTATTATATTTACTAACATAAGATCAAATAGTGATAAAGATAATGAAATTTTAAAATTATTTAGTAAGAATTTTAAAATTATAGAGGAAAATAAATTGTTTATGAATATAGTTTTAAAAATTAATTATGCTATTTTTGTATTAAATTAAAAATAAAAAAAATCTAAAATAACGTAAATTGTAAATACTAATAATATTATTATTAATGTTGATAATAATATAATTAAACCTTGTTCCATAAATATATTTTAATTTAAAACTTTATATATTTTTAATAACAAATATAGAATTTAAAAAAATAACATAATTTACAAAATATTTCAAAAGAATACATATATAATATTAAAAAATATTTTTAATTATCCAAAATAACTGATAAATATGTAAGAAAATTAATTATTATTAACTCCTCATCTGATCCATTATTTAACAAATGATCTAACGATGATAACTTCAAAAAAATTAAACACTTTTGATAATCATTCAATATTTCTGTTGTAATTAGTTTTTTTGACATCTCTCTCAATATTATATTACCTCCATAACCATTCTTCATATAATATTTTGTTATTTTTAAAATATTTGAATACGATTTGTCTTTTTTTAGATTTCCAATTAAATTAGAAAAATCATCTAAACTAATCTTAATTGATATATCATTTAAAATATCATCATTAATTTCATTCACTGATAAAAATTTTAAACGTTGTAATGTATTAATCGCTTTTCTTAAATCACCATCACAATAATCAATTATCTTGTCTATAGACTTTTTTTTAATTTTTATATTTTCACTTTCTGATATTGTTCCTATCATATTCTTTATACCAATTTTACTCACATTCTTGAATCTATATATCGCACATCTTGATATAATTGGCTGATTAATCCTCGCTACATAATTACATATTAAAAAAAATCTTGTACTTATAGAATTTTCTTCTATAATTCTTCTTAATGCAAATTGAGATTCATCTGTCATCGCATCTGCTTCGTCTAGAATTATTATTTTATAAGGTGGACATTTATGTTTGTAATTTTCCTCCTTAATTAAAGAAATTTTTTTTTTTGCAAACGTTTTTATCTTTTCTCTAACAACTTTAATTCCTCTTTCATCAGAAGCATTTAATTCTAAAACTCGTTCTTTAAAATATTTAGAACCAAATAGTTCATATGATATAGCTAATGCAGTTGTAGTTTTTCCAGTACCAGGTGGACCATAAAATAAACAATGTGGTAGCGCCAAACTATTTTGGATACAATCTGTCAAAGTTTTAATTATTTCATTTTGTTCAACTATTTTTTCTATATTTTTAGGCCTATATTTTTCAACCCACGGAATATTTAAATTTTTATCCATTTATATATTTTAAATAATAATTCCTTAAATAAAAAAAAATGAAAAACTAAATAAATAATGAATAAGATTACTATTATAATAAGAATCATGAAATTTTATTTAAAAAAGGATGCAATTTTAAAGTTAAAGAAAGGTAATAACAAAGACTTGAAATTAATTCAGGAGGATATATGTGAAGAGGGGAATAAACGATTTCATATAATTAGTAATAAAGAATTATATGATAAAATTTTAGAAATTAAAGATAAAAATAAAGTTCCATCTTTTTATGAATCTTGGATTGAAAATACTAACTTGGTATTTGCGTTAGATATTGATTTAAATGATAATATATCAGATAATGATTTTGATAAAATTTTAGTAAAAAATATTAATAATGTAAAAAAATATGCTAAAGAATATTATGATTTTGATTATGATGCAGAAAAAATAATTGTGTTAAAAACTAAAAAACGAGAAGATAAACAAAGTAGTCATATTATATTTAGGGGATTAAGTTTTGAGAATCATTTAGTATGTAAAAATTTCTTTTTTAGAATAATCAAAGATAGTAAATTAGAGTATTGTGATTCAAGCATTTATGGTAAAACTTGTTTAAGAACGTGTTTTTCAACTAAGAAAGGAAAAGATTATCCTTTTGTACCTTATAAATTAAAAATTGGTAATAAATATACTAGTGTAATAGAAAATTATGAAAATGAATATGATTATTTTGAAAATTCGTTAGTCACTTATGTTAAAGAAGAAGATCCATTAATTTCAAAAGATATGATTGTGGAAGAATTTAATATTAAAGAAGAAGTTAAAAAGATAGAAATTAAAGATAATGCAGAATTAGAGCAAATTCTAAATTCTTTACCTCAAGATTATTGTGATGAGTATATTAAATGGAATAGAGTAGGTATGGCTTTATTTTCTATGAATGAGAATTATTTTGAAATGTTTAATAAATGGAGTAGTAAAAGTAGTAAATATAATTATCATGAAGTTTTTAATCATTGGTCTAGATATAGGAATAGTAATTTCAATAAAAATTATTTAGGATTAGGTTCATTAATTCATTGGGCTAAACAGAGTGGTGCGAATGTGTTAAATAAAAATATAGAGCAGACTGTTTTAGATTATCCCGAGAGTAAAATTATTATTACAGAGAATGACAATTTTGATATAAAGCATATTTCTCAAAATAAGTTAACAGATAAATTATTTGAGAATATTATTGATAAAAAGTTTATTGGAATTCAAAGTGAAAAAGGTACTGGTAAAACATCTAATTTAATTAAAGCATTATTTGAAAATAATAAAAGAAAAGAACCAGAGTCAATTTTATTTGTTTCTAGTAGAAGAACATTTGGTATTAAATTATCAGCAGATTTGAAAAAATATGGATTTAAGTTATATTCTGATATTAATGAGCATTATATTTATGATAAAAGAGTAATTGTTCAAATTGATTCTTTATTAAGAGTAGATCGTGATAAATTTGATTTAGTTATTATAGATGAATGTGAAAGTTTAGCAAGATATTGTACATCATCGCATTTTACTAAAAATGTAAAAGCAAGTACTATAGTTAGTAATTTAGAATTTAGAATTAACGATGCTGATAATGTTATTATAATGGATGCTGATTTATCTGATAGATGTATTAATTATTATAAAAAAATTATTGATCCGGATAATAAATTAGGTAAGAATGATTTAAAAATTATAATTAATAAATTTACACCATATCAATCTTATAAATTAAAATATATGGATTATAACAATTGGTTAAATGAATTAGAAAAACAATTAATAGATGATAAAAAAATTGTTATACCAATGGCTTCTAACAATAAAGCAAAAGATTTGTATGAAAGATTAAGTAAAAAATTTACTAATAAAAAAATTATTTTAATTCATAAAGAAACTAGTGAAGAAGAAAAATTAAAGAAGTTATTAAATGTTAATAATATTTGGATTAAGTATGATGTAGTTATTTATACTCCTACTGTTTGTATGGGTGTTTCTTTTGATCCAGAACATTTTGATAATATTTTTGCTTATGGATGTCACAATTCACTAGGAGCACAAGAATTTTGTCAAATGTTACATCGTGTCCGACATATTAGAGAAAATAATATTTATATTAGTTTTGATTATTTTAAATATCACGATCCTATTGAAGATATTGTTACTTACGATCAAGTTGAAGAAATGTTATGTAATGATTATTACTTAACTTATAATAATCTTCATAATAATTTAATTAATAAAAAATTTAAAAGAGTAGGTAATCAAAGAGTATTATATTATCCTCATAAAAATGAACCAATTTATGATTTATATGTGCGTAATAGTATTGAGAATATTATAAATAAGTTAAATTTTACTGCAGCATTTTTTGGATATGCGAAGTTTAAGAATTATCAATATGAATTTTACCAAAGCGAGAAGAATGATGATTTAGTAGGAGAACTTAAAAATCTAAGAAAAACAAGAGAGGAGGAAGAGAAGAATGTTGAATTAGATAATATTTTTAATGCTAAAAATTTAGATAAGGATGAGTATTTAGAAAAGTGTATGAGAAAAGATAATTTTATGTCAGAGAATGATTATAATGAAATTAAGAAGTATAATTTTTTGAAAACGTATAATTTGGAAATAGAAGAGTTAACAAAAGAATTATTAGAAAAGTATTATGATAAAAAGTTAATGTTAACATATAACAATTTATCGAATATAATCAAATCAGATGAGCAAAATACAAATGATAAG